GCTACGGGGCCGGAACTCATCAGGGGTCTTGCTGTAGCGCTCGCAGGCCTCGAGCAGTGGCATGAGGTACACATGACCCACATAGCGCTGCTGCTCCCAACTGGTTGCAGTGGCATCTACCACAACCTCCCATGGGGGCAGGGCTGCACAGCTCACCCGCTTGAGCGGGTCTGCACTCAGTACGGGTGCCAGCTTGAGGAAGCTGCAGGGGTAGATGAGGGCAAGCCGGGTGGCATCCTCGAGCTGCTCCCGCACAGTCAGCAGGTAGGTATTGGCTGTGGCCTCTGCTACTTCTGCATTGCCCCTGCCCCGGATATCTGCCTGCACCTCTACACTGGGGTTCTTGGCATACAGACTGCCAAGGTATGACTCTACCACTGCATAGGCCTTGGGCACCTCGGTGCGCAGGATACCATCAAGGGTGGGCTGCTCCTGCTGAAAGAAGCGCGTCATGTAGAGGTTGCGCAGCTCCCGCAGCTCATCCCTCCGCCCATCCCAATACAGGTCATGCTGCTCACAGATTGCTTGGCACTGGGTAGGGGTCAGCATGTGGCTCTCAGAATGGCAGGTTGTGGGAGCGGATACGACGCGCCCTGCTGTGGGATATCAGGTCATCTATTCGGGTTCTGCCCGATTGTAGCGCATGAGTGCGCCATGATGAGGGAATATCGCGCAAGCACCGATATGCTAACGCCATAGCCATAGCACTGTCATCATGTGCCCCATTGGGTGCCTCAGGTGCCACCTTGCCTGCAGGGATGGTGAGGCTCCGCAGCTCCATCCAGCTCACACGGTCCATGACCTTGACCACCTGCAGGGACTCCCTGAGCGTGTCAAAGGCCTCAAGTTTGGACTGCAGGGTGGTGACCCATGGCTTGCCACCTGGTGCCCTCCACTGCTCGCGATACCCGCAGTGGCTGACCTCGAGCAGGAAGGCATGCCCGTGGTTGTTGCTCTCAGCAAGCATGAGCGCCTGATTGTACCGGCTGGCCACCTGTATGCACCTGTGCGCCCAAGCAGCTGGGGTGATGCGGTTGTTTCGCTCAGTGTAGACCGGCTGCATGGTCGAGACACTGACCACACAAAGGGCGCTGTAGTCGCCCCCTACCCCTCCCCCAATATCTACGCCCATGACATACCGGTCATGAGGGTGGGGTGCCTCAATCTCCCGCCCATGCTTGCTGCCATGCAGCTCATGCTCAATCACATGGATGCCCTGCAGCACTTCCTCCCCATAGTAGCCACCCTCCCGCCCAAGGAAGCAATCATCAAGGCAGGCAGGATACTCGCGCCGGAACTTGTAAGGCCCCAGCGTTGCCAGGTATCGCCTGCGCCATGCAAGCTGCCCATCAGTCAGGCCATAGGCTGTGATGAGCTGCTGCTCTTCCTCTGTGTGCTCGAGGTCATCCGGCTGGGGGTCGGTGTACTTGGGCTCTTCCTGCCACCAATGAGTGATGAGGTGCCACCCGTTCTCAGGCGCTCCTGCAATCAGCTCACTGAACCGGTCCCCCGGGTTGTTTGCTGTGCTCTCAATCATGAGCAGCCCATCACCCACTGCACTCAAGGCCTGTGCAAGTAGCTCCTCTTGGTCGAGGGCAAAGGCAAACTCACTGAGCAGCACAGCCTTGGGGCTAAAACTGCGCAGGCCTGTGCTTGACCTCGAGGTGAAGGCCTTGAGGCTTGCCCCTGTGTCCGCAAGACGCAGCTCACCCTTGGCACGGGTGTCAAGCTCCCGCTGCAGGATGGCAGGGGGGTGGTGCAGCCATCTGCGGTTGTCATCGAGCAGGGCAGTGGCACTCTCAGCCCTCAGACTCACCAAGGCGAAGAGGGCAGCAGTAGGGGTGCTCATCCACTGCTGATGCAGCACCATCTTGCAGGCTGTAGTAGCTGCCACCTGCCTTGCCTTGATGCAGATGATGCGGTTGTGCCCTCGAGCTACTGCCCGAAATATCTTCTGCTGCATGGGCAGCGGGTGGAAAGGTATCTCCCGCTTGCTGTCTTTGTCCTGGACTCGGTGAAGCTGGCAGAACTTCGAGGGGTCACCCAGCAGGCCTGTGACCTTGGGGTGCAGCTCGGGTGGGATGCTTGGCGGTATGTAGATGCTCATGGTGTCCTCTCACCTACAGCCTACCACTCTCCCACCAGGCTCAACACATTGCGCAGCTCCTGCACATCAGGTGTGTCTGTGCTCTTCTCTGCCCGCTGCTGGGCTGCCTGCTTGCTCCACTCAAGCACCCGCCAGGCTGCATCCATCTGCGCCTTGTTTGGAGTCCTGGAGCCCTGCAGGGTGCCCTCAATGCAGCTGATGGCCTCAGGCGCAAGCTGAGCCACTGCCTCAAGCAGCTGCTCTTCTGTCATCGGTTTCCGGGTCATAGGTATATCTCCAGAGTGAGGGGTATCTCTTGACCTGCCAACCCTGCACACCTCTAAAGGCCCATGAATAGCCTAAAGTGCAGGGTGTGCAGGGTTTAGAGAGATTTCTTCTCTTAGTGTAATTCTACCTTCTGAGGCTTGAGCAGAAAAGTGCTCTCAGGCTGCACACCCTGCACTCTGTGCATGAATAGCGCGTCTTGAGGTGTGCAGGGTTGACAGGTCCACACTTACAAGCTGTGACAGAGCTATGACCGAACTGTGACAGAATGGACCTATGGTACCCTTGCACCCGTTGGTACCACGGGGTAGTATGGCACCACTTCCCGCTGGTTGGTGTGCATCAACCCTTTGGGGCGCAGAGCGCCCCCTGACAGGCTTCACTGTGGAAAGTTTGCCTGGCATGCCAACCAGCACCCCTCCTGTCTGCCCACTGGGGGCTCCCCACCCTCGAGCTGCCCCCAGTGTGGCAGGCACTTCTACCCCAAGAGAGAGAGCACCATGAGTCCGAAAGTCCGTGAACACATTGAAGCAGCTGCAGGGGCTGTCATCATCTTTGCTGGCATCTACTTTGCCATGTGCCTGTGAGGTCATCCATGGAACCAAGCGCCGATATCTACACTGACCTCATTCACCACCTGCAGAAGATTGAGCAGTCTGCTGCCCGATTGACTCAGGACACCTACCACATCAAAGGCCAGCAGCTCTACAACCGCATTGAGCTGCATGAGCAGGCTGTGGTCTTTGCGGTCATCCAGATGACAGATGCTATCCAGCGCCTTGCACAGGAGAAGGGACAATGAGCCTCAATGCAGAATACCGCCCCAGACTCAGCCCCGAGCTGACCACTGCCTTGCGCACGGCTGCAGCCCTCGCAGGCCTGACAGTGCCTGACTACCTTGAGCAGGTTGTCACTCCCTTTGTCCGCACAGACCTGCAGCGCAGGATTGAGCGCAACCACCTGCAGCAGGTAGCAGAGGTGACCAATGGATGAGTGGCTTGAGGTTGCTGCCCGCCTGACTGCTGAGCAGATTGACAGCCCTGCAGTAGGTGGGTGTCTGCTTGACCTGCTGGGGCGCGAAAGGTGGCGCGTGCGGTCTACTGTCGAGGGCTACAGCTTCCTGCAGCGTACCGGCTGCAAGCATGGCTGGGAGTGGGTGCCAGTGGAAACGCTGGGGCAGGCCTGCATGGGAGCAGCAGCAGCAATGGGTTGGACTGTGGAGAGTGCAGCATGAGCGCCGACGAAACCCGAAAGAGCCTGCAGCTGCTGCGCCGTGTTCGGTCCCTGCTCGAGCTGTCCGGTTTTGCCAATGCTGCCCAGGCAGGCTTCCTGCTGCGCTTTGGCCTTTCCTCCATCGCAGACCTGCAGCAGCTCAAGGCTGAGATCGATGAGCTGCTTGCAGAGGTAGATGACCTGTGGGGTGAGGAATGAGTTTGGGCAGCCTTCACTCAGCAGCCTTGTCTCTGCTCGATGTGCTTGTGTGCGACCATGGGGGCAGCTGGGTAGCGCGCAAGCAAGTTGATCAAGTGCTGCAGATGCAGGAGCGGACTGCATACCGTGGTTGGATGCGCCTGCATGACTTCCGCTTGGTAGAACTTCGCCCCAGTAAATACAGGCCTGCAGTCAGGGCCACCCCACTGGGGCAGCGCTTTATTGCAGCACAGTATGAGGAACGCCGTGAACGCTCAGCATCCTGACACCCGTGTGCGGTCAGTGTGGCCCAATCCTCCTGAGGGTTGCTGCTATGTAGAGCAGTCCCTCAAGGGAGGGGACTACATCAGCACGGGCTACTTTTTCCGTGGCCAAGTCGACAACAAAGGCAGGGGGCGCAGTGTCGAAAACTGCCAAGGGGTCACCTCCCTCTTCTTCGACTTGGACCTGCTGGGGCTCGTAGATGCTGCCCGGCTTGCTCGAGGGCAGAGCCTGCCAGACAAGGCTGCAGACAGAAAGGCCCACATGTACCACATCCCAGAAGAGCAGAGGCAGGCCTTCCTCGACCTGCTCCTGCAGGATGTGGGCGGCATCCTTGAGGCTGTAGTGGGTGAGCCTCCTACCCTCACCATCTGCAGCGGGTGGGGCTTTCACTTCCACTATGCTGTGCATGAGTCCATGAGGCAGGAGAAAGCTGCCCTGCAGGCCTTGCACGCTGCCATTGTCGATGAGGCCAATAGGCAAGCGAGTGAGCTTGCGCAGACCTTCCATCCGCCATTGACCACCTATCACAAGGCCTTTGACCGGACCCATGATGTAGGTGCGCGCCTTGCCCGTGCCCCGGGTTCGATGAACACCAAATGCAGTTGGAGGCTGCAGGATGTGGAGGTCATTGCAGCCTCACCCACTGTGCTCACCTCAGACTTGGTGGGGCGCTTGACTGCACAGCATGTGAAGCAGGGGCAGCTCACAGCCAATGACAAGGCAGCAGCAGCCCCCAGCCCTGTGCCCTCGAGGAAGCGCCCAAGGCAGTCACGGGCAGTGGATGTAGACTTTAGGTCGCAGCGCCTGGCAGACGGTAGGAGCTGGCAGCAGCTTGCAGATGCCCTGGCACCCGGTGAACGGCTCAAGGTCATCTGCCCCTTTGGTGGCACCAGTGTGGGCAGTGGCTTCTTTCACAGGGAGGCAGATGGGAGAGTCAGGTACTACAGCGCCCCACAGGCCTGCACCTATTGGAACTCCTACCGCCCCAGCTCCACACCCGGATTGGCAGACCTGCAGCGCAACCCGCCCAAGAAGGATGGGAGCCCCGGGGCCATCCTCAACACCATCACCAACCTGCACACCATGCTCACCCATGATGCAGCCTTCTCGCTGTGGTTTGATGAGTTTCGGCAATGCGAAATGGATGGGCATGAGGTCATTGACGATGGGGTGTGGGTGCGAGTGGTCACCCACATGGAGCAGGCCTACCAATGGAATTGGCGATTGGGCAAGGATATGCTCTTTGCTGCTGTGGAGTATGTCTGCAGGCAGTCTGCTCGCAATCCTGTGCAGGCCTATGTCAAGCAGCTGCAGTGGGATGGCTGCCCCCGCATTGACCGTTGGCTGCTCGAGGTCTGCCACACAGATGACCTCCCCATCTACAGGGCCTATGCAGCCAAGTGGGTCATTGGCCTCATGGCCCGGCTCTTCTCGCCCGGCTGTCAGCTGCACACCTGCATGTTGCTCACAGGCCCACAGGGCTGGGGGAAGTCAACCGTATGGAGGGAGTGGGCAAACTGGCCCGGGGTAGCAGACCTCTACTCAGACACCCGGTTCAATATCCGTGACAAGGATGCCTACCTGCAGCTGTATTCTGCTCTCATCTTTGAGGATGCAGAGATGGCAGGCTCATCCACTGCAGACCAAGAGACGCGAAAGGCCTTCCTCACTTCTGCTGTAGACCGTTTCCGCCCCCCCTTTGGTCGCAAGGTGCGGTCATATCGTCGGCACACGGTCATCACCATGACGAGCAATGAGCAGGATGTGCTCAGGGACCGCACAGGCAGCAGGCGGTATTGGGTGGTGCCTTGTCAGGGCAGGTCTGCAGGCCTTGAGTGGTTGCGCAAGTATCGTGACCAGCTGCTTGCAGAGGCCTACACCTACTATCAGCAGGGCGCTGAATGGTGGCTCAATGCAGAAGAGTCAGCCATGCAGCGCAAGGCCAATGGGGACTTCCAATACCTCGATTGGTTCAGCCAATGCGCTGCGACTGCTTGGGAAGCAAACAAGGGAGGCAAGCGCAACCGGTTTACTGTGGGTGAGTTTGCCAGCGCAATCGATCGCAACCTCAGCCCCCAGCGCTTTGGCCTGTCACTGTCTTCTGCCCTGCACTCTGCTGGTTTCAAGCGTCAGCGGAGTGGTGGAGCAACCTTCTACTACAAGCCCGGTGAGTCTGAAGGTGCTGACACCGGTATGCTTGCCATCAAGCACCTGACCCGTTCTGACTTTGAGCAGAAGTTTCAATGAGAGAGGAAACACCAATGTTTTGTATGTTCAGCTTCACCGATGACCGCAAAGACCTGGCAGCTGCACTTGTGAAGGCACAGACCCACATGGGGGCTGCAGTCAAAGACTCCAAAAACCCGCACTTCCGCAGCAGCTATGCGAGCCTTGCAGCAGTCATTCATGCTGTGGTGCCTGTGCTCAATGAGCAGGGCATTGCAGTCCTGCAGATGCCTCACATCGATGAGCAGGTGGTGCAGCTCACCACAACCCTGCTGCACACCAGTGGGCAGATGATCTCAAGCACCGTGGGCACACCCATGGGCAAGAAGCAGGATGCACAGGCAGTAGGCAGCGCCATCACCTACCTGCGCCGCTACAGCCTGCAAAGCATCATGGGCCTGCCCGTGGAAGATGATGATGGCAATGCTGCCAGTCGTCGGACTGTCACCACCTCGAGTGCTGCCCGCACAGTGCCTAGCACAGCACACAGCTGGGCTGAGAAACTTGAGCAGGCGCTCAAAGACAATGGCCTTACGGTCAAGGATTTCAATGTGTGGGCAGAAGTAGCGCACCGTCCCAAGCTGGGAGGCCTGAGCCCTGACAAGGCGCGCATGGCCTGTGCATGGATTGAGACGGGCAACGGCGCAGAAGTCATCAAGGAAACGATCACCAACCCTGTGAAGTGAGAGAGGACACCATGAGCAGACAACCAGAGCAGACCAATGTGCCTACTGAGGAAGAGGTGGTAGACCTGCTGGATGTGAGCACCTGCCAGCTCAAGACCGGTGAGATTGCTGAGCACTTTGGGGTTGAGTCAGGCAGCAAGGCCTTTGACCAGCTCCGCACACTGCTCAGGCTCCTGACAGAGCAGGGAGTCATTGCCTGCCAGCAGAAGCGCCCGGGCAGCCCTCGCTATTATTGGAGCCTCAAGGTACTCATCAAGCAAGCGCAGAAGGCGCAGCAGCCCCAGCAGCCTGAGCAGGTGCCCCTTCCTGTGGCTGAGCCCAAGCCACAGCCTGAGCTACTGACTGACCGTGCTGAGTATCGGGAGCTGGCAGACAAGGTAGACCGCCTGCGCAGGGCCTACGATGAGTCAGCCTTCCTGACTCGAGTGCTGCAGGCTCAGTACAATGAAGCAGCGCAGGAGCTGCAGGCGCTCAAGGCTGACTACCTCAAGGCTGTAGGCCTGTGAGCATCTATATCGGCATAGACCCCGGACCGCAGACCTGTGGGGTAGTGGTCTATGCCGATGGGGCTGCACAGCTTGCCCGCGCAAGGGCCACACTGGATGAGTGCAAGCTGCTGCTGTATGAGCTGGCAGCAGACTCACCCACTGTGGTGCTCGAGCACACCCACCCCGGTCCCCCCAGTTGGTCTGTCATTCACACTACGGTCATGCTTGGCAGACTGTGGGAGGCAGCAGAGGCCTTGGGCCTGACTGTATGGACCGTTCACAGACGAGAAGTCAAGAAGCTGCTGGGGGGCAGTGACTCCATCATCAGGCGGTCAATCATTGGCCGTCATGGGCTTGACCCCTCGAGATACCATCACACCCATGACACCCCACTGCAGGGGGTCACTTCACACGCATGGCAGGCCCTTGCTGCCGTGCTCACCTACAAAGAGAGAGAGGACAATGGGACTGCCACAACCTGAGGAAACCGCTGGGTGGTCTGATGCAGACTACTTCGCTTACCATGCTGTCAATGCCAGCGCCATCAAGCAGTTTGCCAAGTCGCCCAAGGCCTATGGGCACTACTTGCGAAACCCACCCGCAAAGACCTCAAGCATGACACTGGGGTCTGCCATCCACTGCCTGACCTTTGAGGCAGATGCCTTTGAGGCTCGCTATGCAGTGTGGGATGGGGGCAGCAGGCGCACCAAGGCTTACAAAGAGTGGGCTGAGCAGCATGAGGGCAAGGAACTGCTCACAGCAGAAGAGCATGAGACTGCCCTGAGCGTTGCCAGCGCTGCCAGCAACCACCCGCTGCTCAAGCAGCTCATTGGTCACCCGGGCACCCAGCTTGAGCGGGCTTTGGTGTGGTTTGGCTTCTTTGGCATCTGTAAGGCCAAGATTGACCTGCTGCACTACAGCGAAGAGTACGGCCTCATCATCCTTGACCTCAAGTCTACAAGCAGTGAGCTGGATGAGCACAGCATCACCCACACGATTGGCAAGTATGGGGTGCATCTGCAGCTGCATCACTACTTTGAGGCAGCCTGTGCCTACTACCGCCTGCCCTCCAACGATACCCCTGCCAAGCTCTTTGCCCTCTATGCTCGCACCTCTGCCCCTTTCGAGGTGTCAGCCTTTGAGCTGGGTGAGCAGACCAAGCAGGAGGTGAGAGACTACTACCAAGACCTTGCAGATGTGTATGACTTCTGCATGGCCTCGGGCCATTGGCCCGGGCAACCTGAGCAGCGCACCATTGAGGTGCCTACCTACTACTCCCAGCGCAAGTGAGGACACTATGGGAACTGCATCGATCACACTTGTCGGCACCCTGATTGCTGACCCTGAAACCCGCAAGACCGGAAAGGGCACCACCATCTGCACTTTCAAGCTGCCCACCCATGAGGGATGGGGAGAAAATCAAGTCACTACTTGGTGGCGCTGCACCTTGTTTGGCAAACAAGCTGAGCAGGCAGCAGACAAGCTCAAGCAGGGCAGCAATGTGGTTGTCATGGGTGAGCCCAAGCTCACTGAGTGGCAGGGCAGAGACGGGGATACCCGCTACTCTGCAGAGGTCATCTGCCAAGCATGGCGCTATGGCCCCAAGTCTGCTGCAGGTGACAGCCGGTCTGCAGGTCGCAGCAAGGGACGGGGCAAGCCCGTCTACTCAAGCGACTATGCTGCAGATGAGGCAAGCCTTGAGGACTTGCCCTTCTGAGTCAGTCAGGGAGCTGGTCAAGTGCTTCCTTGGCACCTGCCCGAATGTCTGCCCGTGCATCAATGATGAGGTCAACCACATAGCCAATGGCCACATCACTGATGCGCTCCCAGATGAGGGACTTGGGCTCAATGAGGGCATCAAGAGCCTTGACCAGCTCGTCACGGCCACCTGCAATGAGCAGGCGACCCACAAGGCGTTTACGGTTTCCGTTCATGCTTCCTCCACATAGCGCGTGACCTTCTGGTACCTGCCCCCGGGCAGGTGTCGCAGGGTCTGCCCTCGAGGCTCCCCACTGACCTGCAGGCCCACATGACAGTGCCCCCCGGTCTGTGGGTAGCTGATGACTTGATCCCAAGGGTCACCCGCTTCTGCAGCATCCTCAATGATGACCTGGGCAAGCTCATCAGCAGACAGCCCCACTGCATCCACATCAGCAGCCAACCCGTAGCAGTGGCGGCTTGTAGAGCTGCCCCCAATGGCTGCATTGTGCTCAGGGGACCGATAGCCTGAGGTGATGCGCAGAGGTTGCCCCAAGCGGTCCCTCAGGCGCTGCAGGCGAGGGGCAAGCAGCTCCCTGATGTTGCGCTCTACCTTGGGGGGCAGATGCTGCATGCCAGCGCTGCAGCGGGCAAACTCCACAAGGGAGAAATTGGCAGTGAGGTCACCCATGTTGTGCTCCTATTTGGCTGCTTCCAACCGGTCACTCACCCGCTCAATGGCCTCAAGGATGGCCCCATGCTCATTGGCATGCTGGATGGCGAGCCTATCGTATCGGTCCCCCATCTTCACAATGTGGGCCATGTGCGCTGCTACTGCGTTCTCATGGCGCTGGTTGGCTCGCTCAAGCTCAGCCATGTGGCGGTCTACAGCAATCCTGCCCATGGGTACCAGGTGGTTGACTGCAATCTTGTAGGCCCCTGCAATGATGATGAGCAGGCAGATGACCGCAGACCCCGGGCCTGCGAGGTAGGGCAAAAGAGCATCAAAGGTCATAGTTCACCCCTTCACAATCTTGCTGACAGGTTTGTCTGACCACAGCTTGCAGCTCCAGTAGCGCGCCTTGGTGGGTGGCCCGGGCTCATCGCAGCTCATGCGGTCCCTGAAAGCCTTGCGACGCTCGGGGCTGTCTCGCTTGATTTCCATATTGGGATCACCAAAGCGCACAGTGTACTTCTTGCCATTGTGGGTGCCTGTAGCCACAAACTTCTTGCGACCGTAGCCAGGTTCACCCTTCTTGATGCGGCGTACAGGCATCAGCTGCCCCGTGCCCATGCTTCTACAGCATCCCTCAGGCCCAAAGAGTCCAGATGGGAGGCAAGCACAGGGGTGCTCTGCCCGTCTGCAATCCGGGCCTGAATATCAAGCAGCACCTGCTGATAAACTTCTACAGTGGGAGCATGAGCAGCCAAAGCCTCAGGGGCAATCATTGCTCGCCCATTGCTGAGCACCGATAGCGAAAGTGAGCCCCCATCAGGGAGCGCAGCAGTACCGCCTGAGGCAGTGCTTGGGGCTGGGATATCTGCCCGCACTGCATGGGTGACGAGTGGCTCAGACTGGGAGAAGATTTCTGTGACTTGAATATCCATCAGACTGCCAGCTCCATCACATCGATATACTCCACCGTCGCCGTCATCGGGGTACCCGTGTTGACACCCCGGTAAAAGCGCGACTGCACAAAGGCTCCGGGCATTGCGTCCAATGGCGTAGCCGAAGAAGCGCGGACCACATCGCTACGGGTTGCCCCAAGGTATGTCATACCGCCTGAAAGCGTTGAGGTGCCTGGTGTACTCGTGCTGAAGTAATACCTGGCAACCCCGGCTGCTGTGTCCAAGACTTGCCGGACATAATAGGCAGACGGGTTGCTGTGAGTGGCCGTGCTGGCTGTCAGTGTGACGCTTGATCCTGCATTGTTTACGGCCATAAGGCTAAAGCTGCCATCGCCATACATGTAAACGCTTCCACCCGGACCATCTGCCCCAAATGCGTTGAACGCGCCATAAACAATAATGTCGTCAGCACCGTCAAGAAAGGCCCCAGATACCTTCCATGTGATGATGACGAAATTCCCAACGGTATAGTTGCCGGCAAGGTTGAAGTTTGTTTGCCCACCTGCGAAGCGGGTACTACTCGATGCGGTCGTTGGGCTTGTGTTTGCAATTGTCCAACCCTGACCATTGACCAAGCCAAAGGTGCTGCTCCCACGGTCAGAATAGGTGCCCGATACGCCGTCAATGGTGACAGGCACAGCCAACCCACTCCAAGTCGCCGTGGGCTCGTCGACGAAGTTGATACGGTACGCGGTTGTGGGTGCGGTCAATCCACTACCTGCAGCTGCTGCTACATCAACCGTGTGCGACCATGACACCACCTGTGAGGTGGTAGGGTCTGTGACTGTCCCTGACAGCACCACAGCCTCATCATCAGCAAGGCCTGTGACCGAAAGCGCACCGGGAACTGTGCCTGAAACTGCAGCGGTTGACCCTGCAGCCTTGTCAAGAGCCACAGCTGAGTAGGTGTAAGGTGCTCCAGCTCCGCCAGAAGCTGCACCCACATCCACTGTGGCACTTGTGGTGCCACTTGGCTCCCGCTGGATGACTCCCTGGGTGACAGTAGGGGCCACAAAGACGGGATACCCTGAGGCAGTCTGTACCTCAATCTGTGCCTGGTTGGTGACCGCCTGCGCTACGCTCCCTGCATCTGTAGAGGTGAGCACCACGGACACAAGGTCACCATCTTCCAAGCTCGAGACAGTATAGGGGCCTACCCCTGACCCTGAAAGCGTTGCGCCTGTGCCTACATGCTGCACCAAAGCAGCGCTGTAGGTGTAGGAGCCTGAGCCACCGGTTGGGGCGCTGAAAGTGACCCCAGCTGATGAGGTGCTGCCCGTTGCAAGTGATTGGGCTGCAGGGTCTGCAGATGCTGCAAGCGGGGTATAGGGAGTAGTCCCTCCACTCGGGGCAGGTCCACCTGAGGCACCCGTTGAGGGGTCAAAGCATGGGATGATGGGCATGCTACTCCCTCCAAGTGATGCAGGACTGTGCGAGGGTGGGGACCGTCGCAGCGTTGTCTACCTTCACAAAGAGGTACAGGGAACCGTTGCCAGGCGCAGACAGGATTTGGAAGAGGGGCAGCTGCACACTGAAAGCTACACACTGTGAGGTAGTGGTAGTCAGGCCTGCCACAAGGTCTGCCTCAGTGTCAGGCACCAAGGTGTAGTCACCCGCTGCATCTGCGCAGATGCGCATGGTGAGCTTGGTGGCACTGGGAGCGCCCCCAGCAGTCAGCCGGATATGCACACCCTCGACAATGCCCCGGAAGTTGACCGCCTGCTTGCTGTCAGGCAGGTTGGCAGTGAGGTCATGCTCATGCACAGCTGTCAGGCTGAAAGCTGTGCCGACGGTTTGAGCGCCTGTCTGCAGGCTGTCATGCAGGAAGTTGGTAATGCGGGTGGGCATCTATCTCTCCTCATTCACGGACTAAGATACACCCACCATATCACTGGGCTGCACCCATTACCTCTGCAATCTGCCCCACTTGTCTGCGCCTGACCTCTTCTGCATCCCCTATAGGTGCTCTCTCGAGCAGTAGACCTGCAGCGGACTGGGCAGCCGTCTTGGGGGTCATCTCACCTGTGTAGACCTGCACAGGTTCTGTGCCCGGTTTCAGCTCGAGGGCAGGGGCACCGGCTACCATGGCCTGCTCAATGGCATCAGGGGTGAGGGCTCGCATGACACTCATGGCCTGCTTGCCATCCTCACTCAGCTCAAAGACCTTGTAGAGGGGCATGCCCGTCTCATCCCTCCCCCAGAAGAGGTGAGGGGTGCCCTTAGGGGCCTTGCTCCAATACTGGGGCAGGCGCTTGTTTGCCAAACCCTCAGGAGGTGGCACATCCTGAGGCCTGAACACGCGCTCAAACCAATCCCAAGCGCCCACTTGCCTGCCTGCATCCATGTGGTGCGCATACAGCGCAGCAGCCCAGAGCATCTGCTCATCGCTTAGGGGTGTGGCCCCTGCGATACCCTGAGTGCGGTACTGCTGCCCCTGTGCGAACTGCTCCGCAGCATCCCACACAGCAGGCAGTGCCTCATCTGTGAGGGCACGGGTGATGACCTCACTGCCCTCAACCACCTGCTCTACTGCTGCCCCTGTAGTCTGCGCTGCATCTGCTGCCCGTCGCAGGTCTTGGTAGAGCAGGTCACCTTGACGCGCCATAGCAAGTGCCACCTCTGCAGGCGCGAAGAGGGGAACCTCAGGCCCAAAGTAGACCCCATCCCCTACATTGACTACACCCAAGGCCTTGAGGCTCTTGTCACCATGCAGGTTGTATGGGTCTTGCGCCCGGGCCTGCTGCATCTTTGCCTTGAGCGCTACCCGTGCTGCGCTGGGGTTCTCCATCATGGCGCGCACCAGCTCAGTGTAGAGCTTGGTGTTGCCTGCTGCTGTAGCGTACAAGCGCCCCAGCTGGTCACGGATGACCCCGGGCACCTCACTGTAGTCAAAGAGCGCCCTGCGAGCATAGGCAGCAGCATCCTCAGGGGTCGCACCCTTGAGCAGTTGCGCCTCAAAGGCTGCCTGCCTCATGCTGTGCTCAGTGGCTTCTGCCGTGCGAGTCCAGAAGGACTTATCCAGCGGGTTCAGCTCCCGCTTGACCACACCCTCAAGCGGTCCCTCCGCTGCCCTCCTGGCATCCCTGAGCATGTCATCTGCAATGCTGCCCACCCGCTGTGACTCAATGGTGCTGTACCCAAGCCCCAGCTCATCACCCAAGTCTGCAAGCTGCTTGCCTGAGTAGTACACCCCATCATTGGTGGTGAGGCCTCCCCCAAAGAGCCTGCGCCGTATCAGCCTATCTGTAATGTCGGCAGACTCTCTCAGGCCTACAGTCAGCAGGGGTGTGATGGCTTGACGGAAGAGAGCAGCAGGGAAGCCCATCACATTGGGCAGCACATACCCGTACTGCGCATTGGTCACGATATTGCGGCGACCTGTGGCAAAGATGAAGTCAAAGACCTCACCAAGCACCTGCTGCACAGCACCCCGGGCTCTTGGGCTGATTGACTCAATGAACTGTGCGAACTCTTCGCCATTCTCTGCAAGCACTCGCTCAGCATGGCTTTGGCGCAGGTCATAAACCCGTTTCCTGATGCGGTCCCCTGCCCGCAATCGGGGCACCTCCACATCCACAGCCTTGGCCATAGCGTCTACAGCTCGAGGTAGACCGGCTGGCACATCCCCTGCCTGCTTGGTGACTGCCTCAATGGCGCTGCCAAGCTGCTCACTGTACCTGCCCTGCGCTGCGAGGGCTTTCTTGGTGCCCTCATCTACCGCCACCTTGAGCATGGCTTTCTGATAGTCGGGTGCCATCCAAGCGGTCAGCCTGCTTGTACCCCGTGCCCCTGCGAGCCCGGGCACATTGGCCTTCATGAGCGCTTGGTCTACTGCCCTGATGGCATCCACTGTGGGCATGAAGAGGGCTGTGCTGCCTGTGGCTGTGGCCACAAGACCCCGGTCAATGGCAAGCTCAAGGAGCACCTGCCCCTTCTCCTCATCGCCATACATGGACCCCAGCACCTTTGCCCATGCCTCATTGGCACCCAGTGGGCTGGGAGCCTTTGCAAGCTCTTCCACAAGCAGGGCATCTACTGCCTCATCTGCGTTGCCCAGCTCCTGCGCTGCCTTTGCAAGGCGCTGCCCCATGCGCCTGTATTCCGTCTGTGCTGCTGCCCGTATCTGCTGCCTTGCTCGGGCTACTGCTGCAGTCTCTCTCTCGAGCATGCGCGGACCACCAAGCACAGCCTTGGCCCGTC